GAGAGATTTCTGAAGTGGGTCTTCATACTCTTCAACTTCTAAATTTTCAAGATCTTGTTCCAGACCTGTAATAGTTGAAGTTGGGGTATGAATATTTTCATCATCAGAAACCATATTTCCACGAGGATCTGTATTAAAGATGTCATGGACACTCTGGGATTCATGAGAAATAAGCCTCAGCTTGTTTTCCAAAAATTGAAAATCTTTTTCACTGATCCACCGACCAGACACGCCATTATGTTTCAAAAGAAACCACGTAACGATTGAATGTGTGTTTAAATCATTAATATTGGCCATGGCCTACCCTATACACAGGGTTTCGATGTAAAATTTCTCATCAGGGCCCACAATAATTCAAAATTGAATACTCATTGTAATTGTTGCCACAACCCCTTTTCCATTTCAGAACCTGTGTGTTCCAAAATTTCAAACGGGATGAAAGCATCAATTGGCTTCTTAAGAGCAGTTAAGGAGGAAAGTTTTCGCAACAGAGTTGAAAGACTTGTTAAATCCTGCTCCATTTTATTTTGAAGCACCAGAATTTTAGACAAATGTGAAATATCATCAGTGACCTCATTGATTGAATATGAAGTACTTGGCGATACAGACCCTGCTGCAGTGTAGTCAAAGATGATCTCTGACCCTGCATCCTTGGCAAGATCAGCATTGATGTGCATTTCCCTCCAATATTGCAAATTGTCAGCAAGTTTGTCATAGGTGTCAATCCACTTTTCAAATTCAACACTGGAGAGGCCCATGTCTGAAAGGTACTCCAACAAAGTTTGGTTGTCAAAGGTGTCAAACCATTTCATGGAAACACCAGCAGACATTAAGGATGGCACGACAAACTTCGGGGATTTTACAAGGTTAGTCATAAGGTCTGCCTTTAATCTTGGGGCATATAAAACCCAAAAATTTCCATTATTAGTACGACCAGTCCTCCCCCGCCTCTGGAGCAAAGTTTCTCGAGATACTATTGCTAATTCAGGTTTCCCTCCCAAAACAAATGTATCTACAACTGGTGATATCACAACATCAACATTTGGAATTGTGATACCAGCATCAGCAACACTGGTTGTGATTATAATTTGACAAGATG